AATATTATCTTAATTCATTTAAGTCAAATGCACGTACTCCATCAACTATGATACGACCATAGAAACGGTTGTTAACCATCTTCTTAGCGTAACGTGTCATGATACCTTTGATAGGTGTGAAGTTGAATGGGTTATACATAGTTGGAGTTAATTGTAGAGGTACGTATGGAGCGTAGATGTAACCAGTATCCAATAAAGATGTACCTTTGTGACCAATCAACACAGTGTTTGGTGGGAAGTATGGGTCACGGTATACTTGGTAACGACCACTCAAAGTACCAACTCTTTCAATACCCATGTTAAATTGGTCTTGCTCAGGAGCCGCATTTGATACGTGGAAGTATTCCAAATCATCAAAAATCGCACTGATTTCAGAAGATACAACAATCCAGTTAGCTCCACCTCTTAAAGTAGACTTGTGAATTTGAGCTGAGATTTGGTTAATCGCAGTAATCAAAGTTTGGTTCCAGTCTTTTTGAGTGTATGGAGTAGCTTGGTTGTTCAGTCTCTTCCATCCGTTGTAATCCCAACGTAATGTCCAAGCTGCACCTTTACGTAAGTCACGTAAGATTTCACGGTCAATTTCAGCTGCAACTTGTTCAGACAATAATGCTGTTAATTCAGCTTCAGCATCAATGTTGTGGAAAGCCGCAACGTCTTGAGCTAATTCAGGTGACCATTGTGCTCTTAACTTTCTTTCAGTTACAGAAACTGTTACAGATTGAAGGTCAAAAGAAACTTCACCGATAGCATCTTCAAATTCTAAGTTCTTATAAAGTCTATAAGTAGCTGTGAATTGATTTCCTGCTGATAACACAGAACCTGCACCAACGGAAGTTGTTAAACCTGAGTAACCATCAGGAGTTGATGCTCCACATGAAATACATGCTGGTATTTGTAAGTCAACTTCCAAATAGATTTTTCCTGCAGTGTTACAAATGTTATCATAAGCTCCACCATTACCCGCTGGCCATGTAGTAAATGTTTCAGTATTTAAACCTTGAACAATACCATAACCATATCTTTGAGTAACAACTCTAAACAATAATGGTCCGCTATTAGTAAGTCCACTAAATACCCCTGTAGAAGCCGCTCTAACTTGTAAATCAGATAAGAAAGTTTCACTATCCAAAGTATTACCATCAGGACCAATTAATTTACCAGGTCCGTCTTGACTGAAACCTGACATAATTAATAATACTTTTCTATATTCTGTTGACGCTGTAACGTTATTTTGTACTAAATCTCCACCAGACCATACTGCAGTTACAATACTTGCAGTTGTTGCAGTATAAGCTCCTTTAGAATAGTCAAACAATCCAGGTGGGTCTAACGCTGGTTCACCACCTTCGTAGAATCTGTCATAAAGGTTTTTTGAATTGTTATCATATCCAGCTCCAGGAGTTGATGGACCACTTGGTGCACCATATGGTTTGTAGTGAGGGTTTGCTCCACCACTTGCAGTATCATACGCTTGGATTTGAGGTACGAAGTAGAACAATTTACCGATTGGTAAGTTCATAGCTTGTACAGATACGATTTCATTTGATAACAATTTAGAGAACACACGTCTGATGATAGGGAATACCACAGTTTCGAATGAACCTGAGTCAGCAGTAGTTGCAGCTTCGTTAATCAAATGTGACGCTTGGTTTTCATACAACTGAGCGACATTTTCTTTTAGGTGGCCTCTAAGACCTTCTAGGAACCCTAATTTGTCCCATTTGTTTATAGTGTCTTCCTTGATAACTTTAAGGTGCTTAAGACCGATATTACCAACTAATCCACTTTCTAATAATGCTCCCATTTTATTTTTGGTTTTTATTATTTTTTAGTTTATTTTATTATTTTTGTCATCAAATCCTTCATTCTCAAGAATTGTGGATTCTCATACGTTTTTGATTCAATTAAATTCACAGCTGAGCCAGTTTGAGGTTCAACGTTTACAACTCTATCGAATGCTTCGTTAATTGTTCCTTTATCATTGTTTGAATCAAGTTCTTCTTTGATAAATTTGTACAATTTTTTAGATTCTTTGATTGTATCAACGCTGTCGAATCTTCTACAAATGTTAATCTTTTCTTGTTTTGAAGTTGAATGTTCAGTAAACAATCTTGTAGCGTAAGCTAAATTTGAATTAAAGATTGCCACTTCATTTAATTTTTCTCTAAACAAGTTCAAAGCTTTTCTGTACTCTTCGTTCTTTTGTCTAAGTGAAGAAATTTCTTCAACCAATTTTTCATAAGATTCAAATGTTAGATTTCTGTTTGGTGTAATACCTTTTCTCAATCCACGACTTTTATCTTTTGAACCATAACCATAAGTACGAGCCGCTTCTTTTGTCTCAACTTTTTTCATTTTGTTATCTGATTCCTTGTATTCAAATTTGGCTTTACCCATTCCAACACCTTTAGTTCCTTGCTTCATTTTTTCTTTAAATCCGCCAGTTGTCTTCTTGTATTCGAATTTGGGTTTACCCGTTCCTCTTCCTACAGGTTTCATAGTTTTCTTGTTTGTTTTACGAGCCTCATTCATCCAACCTTCTTCGAATTCTTCATCAGATTCTTCATCTTCATAAGATGCAACATCAGATGCAACATCATCATAATTCATGTTATCAAGATTCATGTCTTCAAAATCTTCCTCAAGTGATTCATCACCTGATGGTAACTCTTCTCCGTCCATTTCTAATTCATAAACGGTTTCAGTATCATCTTCTTCGGTTTCGTCCATTTCGGCAAAGATTCTTCTATACATTTCCTCTCGGTCCATGTCTTCATCATCAAAATCTTCTTCTAATTCTTCGTCACCTGTAAGTTCCATGTCGAATTCGTCTTCTTCTTCCATAGGAATAGCGTCATCCGCAGGATTTACATCCTCGTCTTCATCCATGTACATACCTTCATTTAACTTAATGATATACTCTTCACCACCAACTGTAAGGTCAATATTGTCACCATCTCTAACGACAATAACCTCATCTGTGTCCTTGAGTCTTTTGAATACATTGGCAACTTCTTGATTTGTTGCTCCTTTTGTCAAATCGATTGTAGGTGTCTCGTTTGAGAAATCCATACCTCCACCGAATTCCATACCATCTTGGTCGTCATTCTCGTCAGAATCTAAATCATCAACCTCGACTTCGTCTTCGATTTCTAATTCATCATCATCCGGAGCTTCGTCCTTCTCGTCTTCATCAGCCTCTTTAATAGACTCTTTTACTAATTCGCTAATTTCTTCTTTCATGGTAGATTGAAGTATTTCTTTTGCGTTTTCATTAATTACTTCTTCCAAATTCTTGATTTGGATTAAAGCATCTTCAACTAAATTTTTTGTTGCCAT